TAAGCAGGGAATGCTTCAGGGTGGCAAATTCATCACCCACCACGATCATACGCTTTCCCTTGGTGCCTTGGAGTTTGTCAGCAGATTCCTTTTCGGATGAGCTTTCGGCGGCAAGCAGGACAATGCCAGTCAGTTCGCTCTTCACGCCATCCATTTCAAAGCGGATACGATTCTGACTATCCACGATTTTCCCTGGCATGAATGCAGGCCCAAGGAACCTTTCGAGGTGCATCCAAATGATTTTCACCTTGCCCCATACCTTATCTTTAGCGGCAGCAACAGTGGTCGAGGTAACAATGACTTTGGTTTCTTTTGGGAATAGGAAAAACCACATTGCACCTATGAGGGCTAGGGATTCCGTTTTAGAACTTGACTTATGGCCCGCAATTGCTAAGATGTCATGCTTACAGAAATTGACTAAAATTCGCTTCGCATTCGGATTCCACTCGAAGTAAAAAATGCCCTGCGGATCACCGAAAACGATTTTCGTAAACCGGATAAAGTGATGCGCCCATTCCTGTACTTTGACGCCCTTGGCTTTTAGCTCATCATAAAACCGCAGGATTTGAAGCTCGACGTACCATTCAGGGGTTGGAACAGCCTGCCCTCCACGCCCAAAAGGAACATTAGGCCAGCGCACGCCATACATGAACGTTCGGTTGTCTTTTTTGGGGGCTTTGACGGCTGCCATTCAGGCAGAATAGGCGTCAAGTGGAAGATTGCAAGAGGCAACACCCGCAGCAGCCATGAATATCATCCAAATCAGCGCGCTGACAATCGGGATCAAGATGCCCGACGCCATGTTTGCAAATGCGCTCCGTAATTCCACGATCCATGCGGTAATTCAACGGCCATTTTCGCATGTGATGATTGCTTGGTTTATGCACCGGGCAAGTCTTGCCAATACATTCTTCGGCGGAATGCGTGTGAAAATGCGACCAGTATTCGATTTCGTGCGGTAGAAGATCTACTCATGCGGATTTAATCTTACACCTGAGTTTTGCTTTTGTCAATAGGCGGGCGGGGTTCAAACTTTGGAATAAGCCCTGCGATGCGGATCGTAATTCAATTTGATTGTGCCGGTCCATCCTGTTTCCCGCTGCTTTTCCACAATGATTTCAACATCGTGCAGGGCTTTTTTCTGTTCGTCATTCATCTTTTCGTTTTTCTTTTCTGGATTACGCCGAAGCAAAATCACATTATCAGCGCCATTCACCAATAGGCTGCTGCCCTTCACGGAATACATCGAAGGATCAGCGGGTTTGGTTCCTACATTTTGAGGCTTGCCCATATGTGCAACTAAATGAACATGGCTATTGCTCTGCTTGGCAAAGTTTTGCAAAGTCGTGACAAATTCACCTTGAGCCGGATAATCCTCTTCCAATCCCTCAATGCGCATCAGAGAATCAATAATGAAATGCTCACATCCGTATCTGCGATAGGCGAACCACATCATCTCAAGCAATTCCTCCTTTTTAAGGGAGCCCACATAATCCACATAAGCCAAATATTCTCCTGCGTGATTGAGGAATGACTTGATGGCCCTATCGTCAATGGCTCTGCCGTGAAAAGTCTCGATCAGTCGGCGGAGTAGCTTTTCAGCCTTCATTTCCAATGAAGACGTAAAAACTCGACGCTGTTCTGCGACCAGATTGGATTGGAGGAAATTCAAATACGTTGTTTTCCCGACACTGGCATATCCCGCTAAAATAGTCACTTCACCATTACGGTACCAGAATCCTTGTTCACTGGCATAATCTGAGTTCTTCAAAAACGGCAGCGTAAATGGCTCTTCTTTGGGAAGAATGTCGGCGGATAGGCGTTCTGCCAAATCCTTGGCTACCACCAATTTCTTCAGCGTGGGTGTTTTGGCATTCTTGATCCATTCCTGGGCGTCGATGGCTGTGTATCCGGCCTTGAGGCAATCGTTGGCATCTTTTTTGGGCAGGCACACAATCAAGCAGCGATGCTTGCCCAAGCGGTTAATGACGGTATCGGTGAAAGCCGCGCCAGGGCCATCTTGGTCAAAGGAGAGATAGATGGTATCAAACGCCTCCAGATTGTCCCATTCAGTGTCGATCCAAGTCATCCCGGCACCGTTTGGTATCGAGAGGGCTGGAAAACCCCATTGATGCCAAGTCATAGCATCGCACTGGCCCTCCGCAATCAGAATGGTTTTGGTCCGGTACGTCTCTTCCTTGAGCGTTTGCCAGCCAAATAGGCATGGGGCGCATCCCGTGTCTTGCCAGACCCTTTTGGGCGTATCCAGCGTGCGATAGGACCGATTGATTAGCTCGCCAGTGGGGGAAAAGCAGGGGAAAATGACGGCCTTCTTTTCCACGGAACAAGATATGCCATAGGAGGCAATCGTCTCCTCAGACAGTTTGCGGTCTTGCGTCAGCCACCGCATCAATTTGCCCTCTGGATTGGGAACAGACTCATTAATCTGCGGAGGCTTAACGTATGTCTTTTTCTCAATTTTGACATTATCAACGATGCCTAAATAATCTTTGATTTGCTTGATGGCCTCCCCGGCTGAAACATTCTTGGATAGCCGCCAAAGATCAATGAGATCGCCTTTGTCCGAATCCGTGGACCAATCGCGCCATTGGCCCGAATACGTGCCGTGAACTACCACCTTGAGGCTGTCCCCTGGCCTGCCGGTGATGTCGCCACATACCCATTCTTTGCCATTCAGGAGCTTCCCTGACGGCAAGAGCATTGCAGCCACCTTGCCAGCCTGAGATGCCAATCTGGCTGAAATATCCGTTAAGGTGGTCTGCATCAGAAAAGTTCGTCGGAGGGTTCTGCGTCTGGTGGTGGTGTTCCTTCCTCAAGGCGCAATCTGGCCTCGTTTGCGGCCCTGCATCGCTCCCATTTTTCCAAGAGTGATTCTTCGGGGGGGCTTGGTTGAGTGGTGACGATGGCTTCTGAAGGCCAAAAATCGGCGGAAGAGGGGTTTTTCTGGCTTGGATGATAGCCAGCAGCTTGCCATTGCCGAAAGACGGATTTCCAGCATTTGATCGGCTTCCCGCTATTGGTCCATCCATTTGACTCCCATTTGTAAAACATGGCTTCCGCGTCACGGGGGAAAAGGCCGATTTCACGGCAAAATGACTTCAAGTCTTCCAATGTTCCACGGGACTTGATTGATTTTATTGTCTTTGCCTTTGTCTTATTCTGGTCTTGGTCTTGGTTCTTGTCTTGTTCTTGAAGAGTGTTAATACCCTTACAATACCCTTTCACGGCTAGGTCTAAATCAATTCCGTGGCGCTCGATAAGGGACAAAACATGTCGATGGGGGCGGCAATCTGTAGAAAGGGTGCCGTATTGTTCCACGATAAAATTTACAAGCCAAAGTGACCCATTAACAGATGTCACCCTTCCTTGAAACTCATCAATCGTTACATTGGAAACCTTCATGCCAATTTGGAATGACGCCAATTCCCAATCGGGTTCAATCATGCCTGATGCGTCACATTTATCATGAAGCCATTGCCATAACAACTTTGCTGAAGGGCTTAATTTACGATACCACGCATCTTCCCATTTAGTTGATTCAGTAAATCGTTTAGCCATCGCATTTTACCTCCATTTCATCTACACATTTCCCGCAAATCCACTCGTGCTTTTCAAAGCGACCCATAATATCTGCGTCAGGCACTATCTTTTTGCAGCAATGGCATTGTGCATAGATTGGACGTTGGCCCGCGTGCTGTTCTTCATGATGGGCAAAACAAAGTGTTTGCAGCATGCTTAATGGATAATCCCATGGCATCCATCCAGTCACATATCCAATGTGGTGAACAGCCAAAGAAACAGCAGGATAACCCTTTCCACAGCTTTGGCATTTATACCGATCAATGGCTAGGCGCTCCTTGCGTAACTTGAGCCAGCGAGGGTCGGTTAAAAGGTTGGCATACCAATTTGACATCTGAGCAATAAAAAAGCCGCTCATGTCTCTTCCCCGGTAGAGAATCCCGGCAAACCGGGCGAGGAAGAGGCCTGAGCGGCCTGTTAATCTAACCTGATTCCAACCGGGTCTCTACTCCAAGGAAATCAGGACTGATGAAGTCTATCTCATCGCGCTTTTAACGTCAACCCTCAATTCATCAAAAACTTCGCATCCGCCACCTCGGCCATCTGCCAGACGCGCTCCTCCACATATTCCAGCGTATCCTCGCAATCGTTCGCCCGGTATAGCGGCTCAACTTGCGCAAGCTGGAAGGCCAGAATCTCGGCCAAAATAGCCATCACTTCGCCGCGTGGAGCCTTGGTCGTCGCGCAAACCTGCTGCAAATGGGCGAACAGGGCGTTCCCGTGGACGGTGGGCTTATCGGGTTTTTGCACGGAAAATTGTAGCCAGTCTCTCCTGGCAGTCTCGAATTACAAGCCGGGGCTAAGCGTCATCGGCAGGGTGCATTGCGGGCGGGTCTGTAAACACCGGGCATCACCTCCTTTCATGTGGCTGAATTTTACTTCAGGCCACGCACGTTTTCGGCAAACCTTGCACGCTGCCCAATCTTACCGCCCTTTTTGGCTGCTGCTTCCAGTTTCTTTTCAGGGATAGGCTTGCCGGGTTTCGCGGACAGCTCCTTACGGAGAAGTCCCTTTTTTGCGGGATTGACCGCGTTCTGAATCCAGTTCTTGTCGGTTGCTTTTTTAGCCATTGTCTTGTTTAGGTTCGTTGTTTGTGTGTCCGCGCTTCGAGCTACTCAGTCCGGTAAACGCGAAATTCTCCATTGACCTTGCGGGTGCAGATTTTGAAGCCGAGCTTTTTGGCGACAGAAAACGCGCTGCCAGAAAGCGTTCCCGCTCGCTTTTTGTCAATGACGCCAAAGTTGATGCACTGCCCTGGTTTTAGGGATTCAAATGCAATAGTGGAAGGCGATTTCTTGCCGCCAATAGTGCCCATAGCAGAAGGTGGAGGAGGGCAATTGTCTGTAATGGTAAACGAGGCATTCATCAGTGTGTTATTTTGGTTCGTTGTTGGGTTCTTGCTCGAAGTTTTCCGAGCAAAATTTGTCGATCTCCTCGCGCAATTGAAGGCGTTTGGCGAGGTCGGTTTCTTGTTCCCATGCTTTGCGTAGGGTGTCGAAATAAACGTGCTCTTCCCACCACGCTTCGAGCTCAGGTGAAAAATTTACCTTTAGCTCGGCATGATTGCAGAGTTCGCAAAGAAAGCGTGTGAGTTGGTGGCAACGAGCGATGGCTTTTTCCAGCTTGGCTTTGTCGGCCAAGTGCATGCGCTCATCATACCATTGGGAGTCGGAACGAGGCATCTTATTTGATTTCCAGGTTAAACTTCACCGCCTTCTCCTTCAACGTGCGGACATCGCATTTAAGGCGCTTTCGAACGATAGACCATTCATAACCAGCATGGCGCATGTCCTTGGCTATGCGAATGAGCTTTTTCCACTGTTCATCAGTGCGCAAGGATTTGGTGATCATTGGTGGGTGGAGGGTGAATCGAGAGCAAAAACTTCAATCAAGATTTTTTCGGTTTCGCCTTTTTCAATCTTGCGTTGCGCTGTTTCAATTTTTGTTTGGTGCGCTTCGTCACCAGGAATGATGCCAGCGTATCGGCATAGGTCGATATGGTACTTCTCGGCAAGGTTGTCTTCGTCGATGAGACGTTTTCGGAAGCTCGTAACGCGGATAAGAAATTGCGGGCCAGCTCGTCTTTGAACTGTTTTCTTTTCCAATGGTGCATCCCCAAAATTTCGTTCCACGACGGCAGCTTTCCTTCGATTTCTAGCGAGAAGATCAGGACTGGCGTTTGGAAAAAGTCGGAGGATTCCATGATGACCGAGGTTCATAATCCGCTAGGATTTCAATTCCTCCCTCAATTCAGCAATGCGTTTTTCGGCCCAAGGCAGCCATTTGACTTCATGTTCGCTCATTTCGTCAGCAGGTTTTGAGCCGTGATAAGCCTGCGCGGCTTCCAAGGCATTCAGCCATTCACGTTTGTCGGCGGGTGTTCCCATATTATTTGGAAGTTGAAATTTTAGCCAGAGCCATCGCCAGAGCCAAAGCCATCGCCAGAGCCATAGCCAGAGCCAGAGCCAGAGCCAGAGCCAGAGCCAGAGCCATAGCCAGAGCCAGAGCCATAGCCAGAGCCATAGCCATAGCCAGAGCCAGAGCCATCGCCAGAGCCATAGCCATCGCCATCGCCAGAGCCAGAGCCAGAGCCATCGCCAGAGCCAGAAGCACAATTACAACCGTGATGATTAGTCTTCAATGAAGTGTGCATAAGTGGCCTCCGCTTCAATGGTGGTTGGAATTATTTCGATGGCGTTTGTAAGGTAAATTTCGCCCGTCTTATTCAAACGGCCACCTTTGATGCCATTAGAAGCAACTGCGGACAAAGACAATCCGCCGCCTTCCCATTTCCAAAGACGCAACGCATCTTTCAGGCGAAGTTCGGCGCTGTTATGGGGATTGATGTAATCAATGGTGCCAATATGCACGCCAGCCGAATAGGTGCGGATCAGGCAACGCTTGCCAAGCATCGGGTGAGCTTGGCAGGATGATGACTCTGTTGGCGCAGATTCCCCATTGGAGGCCAGAAGTTTTTCAATAAGGGATAGCAATAGCGTTTCTTTGTTCATGGTGTGTTATTTGGATGCGTTTTTGAGCTGGGATTTGACGGCTTCGACGGCGGCGTTGTAAACGTCCGGCAGGTCTTGCTGAACCGCTTTGCTGTGAGCGATTTCGGGAATGACCACCATCATGGCGATAGTGTTGGATGAGGGCGTGAAGATTGAAATCGAGAATGCAAAAAACATGGCGGGATAAAGAAACCATTGAGCCCGTTTGCAGCCATTATGATTCTCAAGCAAAAAGATGGTGGAGGCAAACCCACATGCCAATCCCAACATCCCAGCGAATAATCCTGATGCCGAAACGATCTTATCAGCAAGTTGCCAGAGGTAGATAGTAAGTGGGGAGATGTTCATGTTTCAATCTTACACTAAGGGTGGGGGAAAGCAAGCGGAGGTTGTGAATTATTGGATCGCAGAGGATTTTACTGACATCAAAATGGAATCGAAGTGTCGTCCTGCTGATCATCTGGAATCGGCGTTTTAGGCATTGGGCGCGCATTTCCAGATGCAGGACGCGGGCTGGCGCTTCCTCCCTTTTGAGGCATCCAGCGCGCATTGCCAACGATGAACGATCTTTCTGTGGCGCGAAGCTCTTTGGGTGGCATCTGCTTGACCACAAAATGATTGCCATATTGATCCGGTTCCGCGTTCTCATAAAGGATGAGGTCGGGCGAGCAACGATTGGCGTTTTTAAAGCACCAGTCTTGGCGAATCTGGCGCAGGTTGATGTTAACGATGATGGGTTGAGACATGATGTTTACTTAGTTGAGATATTTGCGACGGTCAAAATAACTTACCTCCAAATCCAGCAGTCCAGAGCCATATCCCGGCCACTGGTTTGTTCGCTGGCACTCTTGGTATCGTTCAATGCAAATATCGAGTTGTTTCTGCCCGATTTGCAAGGCTTCGGCTGGAGGTTGAAAAATGCACACATCGGCGGCATTGGTTTTTTCGGCCACCACCCAAAAAAATGGCGGGGCGTAATCGAGTTTGTATTCGAGGGCTACCAGCGTTTGATACCAGCTCATCTGGAGGAAATAACGCCTGCGCAATACCTCAATTGACCACACAGCGGGATTGGCGTCTTTGGCAGTTTTGACATCCACGATCATGTATCGTCCTTGCTCATCCTGGCCCAAGGCATCAATTTTGCCTTTGATTTCCGTGTTTCGGAATGACTGGACGATCCCTTGCTCTCGAAAATGACACCGTGACAGCAGATATTGCACATCAGCCGACGTTTGAACGGCTTCGATGAGTCTTTTAACCATCGCAAATCCGTCGCGGGACATTGTTTCCAAATGGGAATTGGCTTTTTTCCATGCTCGGCCTTCGCTGGTTCGACCATCCATTCCTTCGGGCATGACGGTTAATGGATAATCGCGGCCTTCCAAAATCTTGGCATGCACGGCGGTGCCGATCAGCATGTCCTCGGTTGGCTCTATTTTCTCAGCTAATGCAGCTTTGAAATGTTTGGCTGAATCCAGCAAGTACTTGGCACTGGAAAAATTCAGGGCCGGGTGCGCTCGATAGATTTGCTCGTCGTTGATGATCATGCTTCGGCATCTGCTGTTTTCTCCTGCTGACTCGGCAAACTCAACGCCGCAGCCACAACTGGCGTCACTTCGCGTTCAAGAATTACGTCTTGGTCGCGGTCAATGTGTTCGTTGGCTTCTGCTGACAAGGGCAAAAGTTTGCAAAGGCGTCGCAGCACGCTTTTTTTGCGCATTTCTCCAGGGTCAGTTACCCAAGGTCCATTATTTCCAGAGCGTGAACGTTTGCGAATGCCTTCGACCTCTTCATTGGTCATCACGGCAGATTGAATCTCGCCGGATTTGAGAGTCGCAACCGCGTAAACGGCGAGCATTTCACCTCGAGGCTTAAGCCAATCGACCGTGTGCTGAATGACGCCATTCTCCCATGAGAACTTATCATTGGCGCAGACGTTTTCGGCGCGAATACTGGTAACTTCGCCCGAATTGCGAACAAGCTCTAGCAAACCTTTGTAGTCAATCACTAGAGTTGCCTCGGTCCCATAGGGAATGAGGTGAGCTTTCCGTCCATCAGGCTCAAGACCCATGCTGGACAAATCTAACAGGCACCTGAACAAACTGGTATGCGTGCAATCCAGCAGCTTTGGCGTCCGCTGCATCGCAGTCAGTGCGATACGCGAGAAACGGTCGGCAGTCATGTGCTTGGGAAGCGCCAGCGCAAGCTGCTGCTTGAATGCGTCTCCAGACAGGAGTTCTTTGATGGATGGTTGTTTTTTAGCGAGTTGTGTTTCTTCTGCCATAATTTTTGAGGTTGAGACTGGAAATTTTTACCCAAACCGCATCCTCAACGCCGCCAGAAGTGACAGCTTTGAATTGGGACGACGCTTGGGAAATTTTGGTGTTCTTCTGCCAATAACCGGCAGCGGACTTTGTGGATTTTTGCGCTCCAAGTACGCCAAAGCGGCATTTACGCCTGCGTTGCGGTTGATTTCAAATGCGCTTTCGTGCATCGAAGGCTGGCGTCGAAGTCTCATGGAGGAAATCAATCTTACACTATGCGTTTTGGAAAGCAACCAAAATTCCGCTTCGTGCCTGCCAAAGTTCAAGCCAGTCGCGATACCCCTGGATGCAGCGACGTGCTACCGAAAGCATTTCGGCGTAAAGATCAAGGCGATTAAGATTCTTCCATTCCAAAGCAAAGCGCAGATGCGACAAAGCGTGGCGCAATTCAAGGGATGCGCACAGAAGGGCGGTTAGGGCTCGGTGGCGTTTCATGGTTTACGCCAGCGCCTCCTTGAGATCGGCGACGGCGTTCTGCAAAAACATGCCGTGATTGCCGGATAAGTGGTCATCCAAACCAGTCAGATTTTCAATCGCGCTGGAAACGGCTGATTGCAACCTCCGAATCTCCTCATCCTTTTCCCGGCACACGCTAGACATGCGCCAGTTTTCTCGCTCGGACTTGAGCTGCTGAATTTCTTTAGCCAGTTCATTCAATTCGCTTGCCGTCAGCACAATCCAGTCTGGAGGCGCTTTATGTCCATCCAGCCATTTGGCTCGTTTTTCGGATGTCCAAGGCTCTCCGTAGTCTGTCGTGCTCATAGGTCATTTGAGTTGATGGTTTCAACTTCTGATGGTGGTCCGTAATTCCAACGGATATTGGAAAGAATCGCTTTGACGCTTTCCCATTTTTTGCGGGTGAGCGTATCATTGCAGGCGAGCGATTCGCGCCACATGAGGTCTGGCAACGTGGATTCCAAAGAGATCAGGTCATCCTCGGTTATTTGGAGTAATCTGGTATTCATAGGTCAAATTCGTTGCTGATTTTTTCCAGCGCATCCCAAGCTCCGTATTCCCCCATAGGGGAAACTTCATGGATGGCTTCGAGGTCTTCAATGGCTCCAAGCAGCGCCCTCGCCATCGCGGGAGACAGATTGCAAGAAGTGGAGATAAAATTCATATCTTCTCGCCATTCCTCGTAAGTGGTGTCAAGAAACAACATGGTGTCGCCCAATTGGCAACCTTCACCAACAGGAGCTGTAAAATCAGTGGTTGGCTTTTTCTCGCTCAATTCAATCACCTGCCTGAGCGCCGTCTTGACGCGGTTGAGTTTGTCTTGGTCGATCATGGTGTTTGCATCAGTTAAAAATCCCCAGCGCCCGTGGTTCCGTCCGGCTGGGTGCGGATCGTATGAAGATCATGCCGCCATAGACCGGCATGCGATACTCACGGGTTCTCGTACATTCATCGTGGGAAAGGTGAAAATTGGATGCTAGGCAGGCTCCAACTGTGTCAGCAGAATCCATCCCCAGCGGGCCGGAGACTCAAAATTGACGCGGGCGGTGCGATACTCGTAAGGGATGGAGGCATCTCCCATTTGCGTTATAACGCCCTTTCCGCGCAGGGGGTGCTGAACCGCGCCTCCGACCTTGAAATCATGCTCGGACCATTCAGAAGGCTGAAGAACGGCCATAATGCGCTGGTAGGTTGAAAATCGGGGATCAAACTTGCCTTGAGACAAGCGAGTAAGCGTGGAATACGCAATTTCAGGGCAGGCTCGTTTGACGGCGGCTCTAGCCGATTGAGATTGCAGCAGTTGAGAGAGAGGATTCATTTGGAATGCACCAACACTATTCCACGTTTTGCATTAACGCAAGTTCTCTTGAAGCGATTGTTTTCCTGGCGTGTTTATGCAGCCTATTGCCACGACACCACGAACATGATCCGTGATTGCGGCATGATTTATCAATCGCACGGCTGCCTCGATATGGTTTCTTGTGAGTGCGGCTCATGGAGTATGTGAAGTTTTTCTCACTGAAGAAAGATTCCACCAGTCAATATGTTTGCTGGGCGGCTCGTCATAAATCCCCACCATGTAGCCGTGGGGAAATTTCTTGATTTCGGCAACCTCATAGCCAGCGGTGCATTCTCCAATAAAAACCGTATCGCCGGGTTTAATGTCTGTTTGTGTGTTCATAGTTTTGCGGTTTCGATTGCTGTTTCCTCACAAATAGCGTAAAATAGCGAAGCGCAGGGGTTCCGACGCCGCCTGCGCTTCTAACCAGAAAGAAGAAAACGCTATGAAACTCTCCCCTCCGGCTACGGCAAACTTACACTCAGGCGGCTATTCAATCAAGGGCGCGTTTGAGGTTTTCTTTTCGATCTTCAAGCCGAGTAAAATCGCTTTCTCATCCAGCGATAAATTCCCAGCTTTCTCCATTGAGGCGATGGCGAATCGAATGAATTTATTTACGACGTCGGGTTTGCAGAAAATAAATCCCTGCATTTGAGCCACAATGCCGAACGCATTTCTGAATGAATAGCTGGTAGCTGGATCGAAATTAGCCGTCGCTTTGGCAGTAAATTTCAAAAACATCTGGGCTTTAAAAGCTGATCTAGCCCGAGCTTCTGATTTGATCTTGGGTTTTTTAGTGGCTGTGCATTCATGATTGTGAAGTTTTTTGTGGCAGGAGCGGCAGGCAATCTGCAAGTCATCAAGCGTCACATCGTAAATATTACGGTAATCTAAGTGGTGAACGTCCAACTTCTTTAGCAAAAGACAGCCAGCCGCTTGAATTTGGCAAAATCTGCCGCTTGCCTCAAATTTGGCTCGCCTTAATGCCTTCCAATGCGGCGATTTTAGGTAAATCTGGCGGTACCATTGCCGCTGAGATAATCCGCTTTCGAGGATTTCCTGTTTATAGCGTATCAGTTCTGCTGGCATGGCTTTTCAAGGGGGAGTAAATAATAAAGCGGTATTCTAACAGACTCATTCTGGAGGGCTTGATGGCTGTCGATGGGCACAGCAGTCCACCGGCTAGGGTGGAGATGCTGGTGAAAGACCATTCCGTATGGGAATCAGGAGCCTTAGAACACCGAGAGGTCATAGCTTGCGCTACCTCTCCATTGAATTTCCCCGTTCGGCTGTCTCGGTATCAGACGGGTCAAACAATTCAATGGCAGCCCTGCCTAACATACGACAGAGACTTTAGCATGACCGGACTGTGAGAGAGCCATGCGCCGAATAAACTAACAATGGAGTCTCACCTTTGAACTTACCCTCCCTCTTCGGGTCTAGGTATTCTTGGAGGTTGCTGATAGGCTTATCCTTGCCCAACAAAAAGACCCGGCTTGTATCAGAAGCCGGGTCTCGGTGCGGTTTTGCAGCGGACGGGATTACTCCTGATACGAGCAAAACCTTAATGTAAGGCAAGTCTCGCTCGACAATTGAGCAAGCGCAAGTGAAATTTAATCATGATTTGCCGAATTTTAGCCAACGCTCCCGAATCCAGCGCCACAAAACTCAAATCA